AGTATGAAAGCGTTTAAATTTATACTACCTGATAGGACTGAAACGATTGACAGTATGAGCTTTAAAAAAGCTGTTAAGAGCTTTCAAAACAAATATCCTGACTTAAAGGAAGTTACGATTAAGTATATTAATAAGAAAAAACACTTAATTATGAGACTTGTTAAACTTCCAATAGGTAGAAAAAAGAAGGTAGGCAGATGATTGAAATATTTGAAATTTTTTGGTCTTCACCTATTGAATTAAGAGTTATAATATTGGCGGGATTACTCTCGCCAGTATTTCTAAAATTCTCATAGTTTAGAGCTCAATTCTATGAGATAGGGGGTACACCTAGCGGGGTACTCCCGACCTTATTTTTACGGGCATTTTGGGAGCTGAGCTGAGCTGAGCCATTAAAGTGCCCGTATGTAGAAGCCAAATCATAAACACAATAACTTATAGGAGTTTATAATATATGGATAGTAACGACACCTTACTAACTATAATGCCTAAATACTCAGACCAATTAAAGCACGAAAAAGAAATGGCTGAGCTAGGGAAACATAGAACGAACAAAAGACGTACCTCACACGTTGAACGTGAGGAAGAGTCTGTTACGAGCTACGGAAAAGTTATGGTAGCCAACACAATCAGACCTTTAGCCAATGCCATAGCTGAGTTTATACTAGAGACATCTAAGAAGACTATAGGAAAGCCACCTATTGCTTTCGTTAAAATGTGCGAAGTTTCACCTGAAATATTAGCCTTAATTACTGGCAAACATATCATTAATACAATTACTCAATACAAACCCTTAACTGCAACGTGTATATCACTAGGCGGAAAAGTAGAGACTGAAATAGCTTTAAAGAACTTTAAGTTTTTAAACCCTGAACTTTATGACGCTGTTAAAAAAGATTTAGATAAAAGGTCTTGGAATTATGTCTATAAAAGACGTAAGCTAAGAGAGAGTGCTAAACGTGGTGTTGTTAAATGGGAAGAGTGGACTACACCTGAAAAACTACACGTTGGATTAAAACTAATTGAGATGTTAATTGTCTCAACGGGCTTAATTGAAATTGGTATGGAAACTATCAATCATAAAAAAGCTAAGATTATCAAACAAACACATAAGACTAGAGAATGGATTAAAAATAGAAATAGCTTTAATGAGCTATTAAACCCTGAATACTTACCAACAGTTTTACAACCTAAGATGTGGAGCTCAGTTGTAGGTGGTGGATATTGGACTAAGGAATTACCTGAGTTAGATTTAGTAAAACAAAAGAATAAACATTTTAAAAGAGAGCTTGAGAACTTTGATATGCCTGAAGTTTATAGTGCTATCAATACTATGCAAAGTACACCTTTTAAAATTAATAGGTTTATCTTAAAGGTTATGCAAACAGCTTGGGATAATGGAGACGCTATTGGTGGTATGCCACCTAATAGGAACTTAGATATACCTAATAAGCCACACGATATTGAGACTAATAAAGTATCAAGAAAAGAGTGGAAGAAAAAAGCTGTTATAGCTCATACTGAAAATGCTCGTATGTTTTCTAAAAGATTATTGTATGCTAAAATAATTTGGTTAGCTCAAAAGTTTAAAGACTATGCGACATTGTTCTATCCTTTACAATTTGATTTTAGAGGAAGAGCTTATTGTGTCCCTGCATTTTTAAACTATCAAAGTATTGGTGGAGCTAAGGCTATGCTTTTATTTTCTAATGGAAAAGAAATTACTCCTGAGAATAGAGGAGAGTTTTGGTTAGCCGTACACGGAGCTAATATGTATGGAGAAGATAAAGTCTCTTTAGAAGATAGAGTTAAGTGGGTTAATGATAATGAAGAGTGGATAGTTAGATGTGCTCAAGACCCTTTTAGAAATAGAGAATGGGAAGACGCTTCTAATGGTTTTCAGTTTTTAGCTTTTTGTGAAGAGTGGAGACGTTATCAAAGTAGGTATATAGGAGAGAAGTTTATTTCTTATCTACCCGTTAATGTTGATGGGAGCTGTAATGGTCTTCAATTATATTCTTTAATGTTAAGAGATAGTGTTGCGGGTAAGTTAGTTAATTTACTACCGACAGATACACCTCAAGACATTTATCAATTAGTTGCTGATGCTGTTAAGGTAAAGTTAAAAGAAGATGCGAGAATAGATAGAGTTGAGTTTCCTCGTGGTCAAAAACCTTATGCTCAGAAGTGGTTAGATTATGGAATTAAGCGTTCTACTACTAAAAGAAGTATTATGACAATTTGTTATGGTTCAACAAGATATTCTTGTACGGACTTTGTTATAGAAGACTTAACGAAAAGACAAGATAAAGGTGAACATCACCCATTTGTTGATGATTTATTTAGACCCGCTTCTTATTTGGCTAGTGTCATTTGGGATAGCATAGGGGATAATTTAAAATCAGCAAGAGTAGGTATGAAATTTCTTCAGGAAATTGCTAAGATTGTTTCAAGAGAACAATTACCTATTCACTGGGTTACACCAGTAGGATTTCCAGTTTATCAATCCTATCCTGAAATGAAGTCTAAAAGAGTTAAAGCTATGCTTATGGGAGAAGTTATAAAACCCCGTATCAATGCTGAGACTGATAAGACAGATAAATTGCGTATGTCCAACGGAGTAGCTCCTAACGTGGTTCACTCGGTTGATTCTGCGGGAATGATTAAGACTGTTAATATTGCATATAAAAATGGAATTAAAAACTTTTGTAATGTGCACGATAGTTTTGGTACTACTGCGGGTGATGTAGAAATGTTAAATAAAAGTATAAGAGAAGCCTTTATTGATATGTTTTCTAAGCACGACATACTAAATGAGTTTAGGGAAGATGTCATAAGACAACTACCTGATAAACTAAAAGATAAATTGCCTGAAGTACCCTCAAAAGGCGATTTGGATATTAATAAACTGAGGGAAAGTAAGTTCTTTTTTGCGTAAAAGCATTAAAGTACCCCTACTTAGAACCTATAAAAAGGAGACAAAAAGAAATGGCAAAGAATAGTTATGTCAAGGTTGTATCACCAGTTGGAGTTTCGCAATATGCGTGGCTGACAACACCTGATACTCGTTTTGATGAGACTGGTCATTATAAGACCAACCTTATTTTAAAAGCGAAAGATGCTCAACCATTAGTAACTCAAATTAATGCTGAGATTAAAAAAAGTCTTACTCTTGCTAAAGAGAAGGCTAAAGGAAAATCTATTAAACAAGCTCCTAGTCCTTTTGAAGATGAATTAATTGATGGTAAGCCATCAGGAAATGTTATCTTTAAATTTAAGACTAAGGCAAAAATTATAACTAAAGATGGTAAAGTAATACCTAATAGAGTTGCTTTGTTTGATAGCACGGGGAAACCTATGATTGACGCAAATGTTTGGTCAGGTAGTGAAATGAAAGTATCAGCAGAATTGATACCTTATTACACAGCTATGGCAGGAGCAGGTGTATCAATGAGACTAAGAGCAGTTCAAATAACTAAGTTAGTTGAAGGTGGCTCAAGTAATGCTAAAGGCTATGGCTTCGGAGACGTTAAAGATGGCTACGAACAGCCTGAAGTAAAAGAGGAAGATGTACCGCAGGAAGCTCAAAATTCCCAAGCTGACTTCTAAACAAGTTGGCTTGAGGTACGGCTTTAGGTCGGGACTAGAGGAATCAATAGCGAATGAACTTGAAAAGAATCGTGTAGCGTATGAGTTTGAAAAGACTAAGTTGAAATATACTAAGCCTCAAAAAGTTCATACCTATACGCCTGATTTTCATTTAACAAAGAAAAAAATTTTTATAGAAACTAAAGGATTATTTACTACTCAAGATAGACAGAAAATGAAATTGATTAGGGAGCAATACCCTAATTTAGATATTAGATTTATATTTTCTAATTCAAGAGCTAGGATAAGTAAGAAATCAAAAACAACTTATGGAATGTGGTGCGAAAGATATGGATATGAATATGCCGATAAACACGTTCCTAAAGAATGGTTATGAGTAATATAAGAAAAGAAACTAAATATATTGTCATACACTCTTCTGAAACTAATCCAACACAGAATTTTGACGTAAAGGATATTGACATACAGCACAGAAAAGAAGGTTTGTTCTCTTGTGCATTTCACAAAGTCATTACTAGAAAAGGTGAAGTGCAAGATGGAAGAGAAATACAAATCGCAGGTGCTCACGTTGATAGCTCTGTTAAATTGTCAAATAAAAATTCTATTGGTATCTGTCTAATCGGTGGACAGACAATAGATGGTAAGCCCGATTGTAATTTTACTTTTAAACAATATGGAGCTCTTATAGAGTTAATCCGTGATTTAAAAAAAGATTATAAAGAGGTTACAATAGTTGGTCATAGAGATATGGCTGACTCCTTATCTCCGCATTTTAACGTAAGTGAATTGCTGAGGTAGTTTGTTTGTACCCCTTGAGAGAGTAAATAATACTCAACGGAAAATCTTAAATGATTGGAATTGTGAGGCTAAAGCTCTCAAGGGGGAAATATTTAACAGGAAAATTTTTATGGAAAAACAGGAAAGTAACTTTTTATATCACACGCCCTGCAATAATTGCGGTTCGTCAGACGCTAATTCAGTTTATGATGATGGACACTCTTATTGTTTCTCGTGTAACACTACAACAAGAGGAAATGATTTGGAACAGCCAGTAAAAGAAAAAACAAATACAGAATTTATAAGTGGAGAACTTACTCCTTTAACAAAAAGAAAAATAGATTTAGACACAGTAAGAAAATTTAATTATCAAACTGGTGCGTGGTTTGGAAGACCAGTTCAGATAGCAAATTATTATGATAAAGATAAAAAATTAGTAGCACAAAAATTAAGAAACCCTGATAAGACCTTTCAATGGCTAGGGGACGCAAGACAATCAGGTTTATTTGGTCAGCATCTTTGGAGAGATAAAGGTAAAATGATTATTGTAACTGAGGGAGAAATAGATTGCCTTAGCGTTAGTAAAATTAATTCAAATAAATTTCCAGTAGTAAGTGTTAAGAGTGGAGCACAAGGAGCTAAAAAAGATATTCAAAGAGAGTTAGAATTTTTAGAAGGATTTGATTCAGTAGTCTTAATGTTTGACCAAGATGAACAAGGTAAACAAGGAGCTATAGAATGTGCAAAATTATTCTCACCTAACAAAGCTAAGATATGTAGTCTACCTTTAAAGGACGCTAATGAAATGTTATTAGCTAATAAGACTAGAGAATTAGTAGATTGTATATGGTCTAGTAAATCCTATAGACCTGATGGAATAGTTTTAGGTGCAGATTTATGGAATGAAATTAAAAAAGAAGATACTTATGTAAGTGTTGAATATCCGTTTGAATGTTTGAATACAAAAACACACGGGTTAAGAAAAGGTGAACTTGTTACGATTACCGCAGGTACAGGTATAGGTAAGAGTTCATTTTGTAGACACGTTGCATTACATCTATTAAAAAAAGAATTTAGTGTAGGTTATATAGCTTTAGAAGAAAGTGTTAAGCGTAGTGCTCTAGGAATTATGGGAGTGGCTCTTAAAAAACCTTTACATCTAACTAGAGAAGGAACAAATGAAGGAGAACTTAAAAAAGTTTTTAAAACAACGATTGGTAACGGGAAATTTTATCTCTACAATCATTTTGGTAGCACTCTTGCTGATAATTTATTATCAAAAATAAGATACTTAGCAAAAGCGTGTAATGTAGATTTTGTAATTCTTGACCATTTACATATGGCATTGTCAGCATTAGGTGATGCACATACAAGTGACGAAAGAAAGTTAATTGATTATACTGTTCAAAAATTAAGAACGCTAGTAGAAGAAACTGGTATTGGTTTAATATTAGTCTCACATCTTAGACGTTCAGAAGGAGATAAAGGTTTTGAAGATGGAAAGAATGTTGGTTTAAATGCGTTACGAGGTAGTCAAAGTATTGCTCAACTATCCGATATAATTATTTCAATGAATAGAAATTTACAAGCCAAAAATAATCTTGCTCAAGTAAATATTTTAAAGAATAGATTTTCAGGTGAAACAGGTCACGCTTGTAATCTTTATTATGATTTAAGTACGGGTTGTTTAAGTGAAGTTAAAGGAGATGTATCTGATGAATTTTAATCCACTTTTTAAAAAGACTCAAGCGATGGAGTGGACT